TGCACTTGCATAAAGCATATCGCCGGTAGTAGTAAGCGTGCTCTTCGCAATCTTAGCATCTAGTTGAGTTTGCACGTTGCTTGTCACTGTGCTCAAGTATTGGAATTCAGTACTAGTCACACTGCCATCAGCAATCTTAGTGGCATCGATAGCAGCAGCTGCCTTAATATCAGCATTCTCGATATTAGTAATAGAGTTGCCTGTGCCGTCTGCATCAAAAGTTTTATTGGTAAGCGTCGCTGAGTGCGCTTCCGTTACTACAGGGCTTGCCGTGGAGCCATTGTGAAGGGATGCTTTGTGGGCTGTTAAGTCGTAGGTTATGTCGCCTTCAGCTGTTGGCGCGGCGCCTGCAATCGGCTCTATATTAAGCGACTTTTTAATTTTAAAACTGTCTGTAGCCATCGGTTCATTCTCCCCTTAAGCTGTTTACGTTACCACTTGTTGACTTTGTACTTCATTGTAACGGCAGTGCCTGTGCTTGTAGTCACATACAATAACCGCACGTCAGCCCCGCTAATATCCACTGTAAACGTAGTCCCTAATGTTCCCATGCTAGCAGCTGACTGTGCTATAGCTGTAGTACTGCCGTCTGTGCATATGTGCAGCGTACCTTTCTCACGGTTACCTGCTCCTCTAGCTAGCGAATAACTAACCTCTATGAAGTTAAAGGAGGCGTGTGCCCATGCAGCTACTAGCGTAGGTGAGCTAGTGTTATCGGCTAGGGTAGCTGAGGTGAGCGCCTCCACATCATCAAGATATGTTATTTCGGTTGAGGTGATGGCACTAACAGAGAGTACGCCGCTTCCATCGCTAACAATAGCACGGCTAGCAGTAAGCGCTGCGAGTTTGCTTAGAGTAATAGCAGCATTTGTCTTGACGTCCGCATCTACAATTACGTCTGCAGTAATCGCAGTTACACCGGCATTTGTAATGGTAACGTCGCCCGATGGTGTTACCTCGGTAGCTTCGTTAGATGCGTTGCCGATCAGGATTTTGCCATCAGCTAGTGTATTAATGCCATCAATGTCGTTCTGTAATTCAGTCAAAGCTTCTTGCACATCATCTGCTGCTAAGTTGCCGCTAGGGGTAACAGAGATCGCTGCTGCTGTGTGCGCGCCCGAGGTAGAGGCTATGTGCGCGTCTAGGGTAGCCCCATCAACAGAGATGTCGCGGCCATCTATAGTAATGCTAGAATTCACGGTTACGTTTGCCGTGATGGTAGCCCCTTCAATAGTTACGTTCTTTAAGTAGGTAGGGGAGTTATATGTGCTCTGCCCGCCGCCGAAATTACTTCCAGGCTTTCTTGTTAGCCCCTTAATGCGGTTACCGCGAACACTAGACATGTAAGTAGAATCAGGCTGTACTCGGGGCTTATCCATCGAGTCTTGGATCTTGCCCATCATCTTAGCTAGTTTGTTCTGGAAGAGTTGATAGTTTCTAGCCGCCTCTTCTGGATTTCGAAGCAAAGAGCTCCAAAGCTGGGCTAGTGCTCCGTAGAAAAGCACTATGCGGTCTTCTACCGGCATCATCGGCTCATCGCCCGGTAGCTCAAGCGCCGTTGCTTCTTTCACATAATCAAAACGCAGGTGTGTATCATACTGGGAGATAGCTGGAAATACCTTAAGCAGTCTGTATCTGTCCGACTCTGTCTCACCATCCCCGGTAGAGGGGTCTCTATAATCATAGGTTGAGTAGTAGAATGGGCGGCCTTCTGTCTTTCTGCCTTGAGCAACTAGCCTTCTAAACTCTTGAAGCCCGCGAGGCTCCATCGGCATGGCTGCGTGATCGTGCCAAAGCTCAATCGTTTCCCTCAGGTCAGTGGGAAGCGCTAAATCCTCACACCATACCTTGTAGCTAGCCGTGGCATTCAACGTTCCATTAAAGGGCCTGTCTATTGTAAATGTGGTAGCTTCCGCTGTGTGCGCTGTTATCTTATAAATCTCATTAGTGCCCTCTATGGAGAAGAGGTAGTTTAGGAAGGAGCCCGATGCTCCGACTGCCGTTGAGGGGGCTATTGAGAGGGTTACTGTTGAGTATGTAGGCGTTACGCTAACGGTTCCTGTTCCGTAGTAGGCTTGATGAGTGATGGTACTATTTCCATAAAGCCAATACCATCTTGTTGCCGGTACTACCTCATTAAGGTATACCATGTTAATCGAGCGCTGAATTCTCTGTAGTGATTGCGCATCGGTAGACTGAATTCGAAGCTCTTCTTGAATGGCTGTGTATATGTCAGAAAAGTCTAATAGTTTATAAGCTGCCATGTTATGTACTCGCTCCCTCAGAGGTAAGAATTAAGGTAGCCGTGCCGCTAGCTGACATGGTTGCCCACACGCCGTTCGCAAAGCTCATAGGCTTGGCTGATAGGTCGATTAGCACAGTCTGCGCAGCTGTAGCGCCCTTTATCACCATTTTAGTGGTGGCGGCCGAAGAACTACTGTCAAACAGTGTAATATTATCGCCGCTAGAGGCTGGCGTAAATATGATGTAAGCTACCCTGCATGCTTTGCTAACTGCTACTGCATTCGTGTCTGTTACGTATACTGAGCCTGCTTGAAATACTGCTGCCATTATGTAAGCTCCACCCAGATAAGCTTATCGCCGCGCCGCCTAAGCTCCAATTCTATCTTATAGAATTCTAGCCATATGATGTGCTGCCCTCTTCTGGTAGGGTAGAAAGCAAATCTAATTCGCGTCCTCCTACTCCCTGCGGGCATGGCCTCCCATCTCATACTCTACTCGTTCTCGAGATAGATGTAGACTTTGGCTGAGTTGGTGACGGCTACACGAAAGCCAGAATCACACTTTGCGCAGATGCCCTCCGCTGCCTGATTGCTGGTACCAGACTCCTGCCATACAGGTGAGCCGGAGTCCGACGTTCCTGATGTGATGGCAGCTGTGCCTGAGGTATTACCTATATATTTAACAGCTTCTATTGTAGCGTTTCCCGAATAAGTGTAACCAGTGGTATCTACATAGATTACGTTTCCGGTTTGCGAGTTGGCCATAAGCCTCCTATGAGATAAAAAAAGGGGCAGGTTTAATCCCTACCCCTTCAGTATAACATGACGGTTATATTGACTACGATTTGATGATTAAATAGCTAAAGTTGGTCGTAGAGCCTGTTAGTGAGCTGGTGTGTGTGTTGCCGATTCGGATAGTAACGGTGTTAGCCGATGCTACCCATGAACCTAGGACAGCTACTCCAGATTCCATTGTAGCTTCTAGCGGAGTTACGACCACGATGTCACCAGCCGCTGCGCCGGTTACAGTGACGTCTAGGTCCTCTTCGCCAGCTGCTGCCAAAGCGGAAATAGTGACAGCTACTGTCCCTTTTAGCCACTTGGTTAAAGCTGTGCCGGAGCTGCCTAAGGCAAGCCCCGACGTTACGTGTGATGTTCCCATTATGTAGCTCCCTGTGTTCCCCAAACTCCCAGTGCATGAATCGCGCCAACTTTCTCCCTGTATCTAGTCTTATACAGAATAGAGTCGTTGTGGAATCCTGTATCAGGTCCGCCTGCTTTAGTTTCAATAGGCCTGCGGCTGATGATACGAAGACCTGTTTCAGCGGGATTTGCGGACAAGAACCAGCTGTCAGTGTCAGTAATGTGTGGGCTAGAGATAACAGTCAATCCCTCACCTTTAAGTGAGTTCATGTTGTTATCCATACTGTCGGCCTTAAGATCAGAACCGATCAACTCCATTGCATAGCGCTTTTGAGTTGGGTGTACGAGCAGGGTCTTAGGCGTCATTCGGTAGATAATGCCTGAGTCACCGATGAACTGCGTTTCGAAGTCTGACAGAGCTGCGTCCAAAGAAGAAGGAGACAAATCTACTTCAGCTGAAGGGCGATTTCTGAAGGTCAGTCCAGACGGAAGGGTGTGGGCCGTGTTGAAGATGCTTAGGCCATCAGCTACTGTCTCCGCAGAGAATCCGTTGTTAATAACATTCATAGCTGCAATTTCTTGTGATTCTTTAGCAGAGCGAGCCATCTTTCGAACAGCATCAGAGATAAAGTCGAATTTACCATCATCTACTGCTTCTTCAGAGATAGAAAAGCCCAGGCCATATTTAACTACAGACAGGGTTTTGCTTGCTCCAGCCTTTGGACGAGAGAATGAGTACTCAGCTCCCTCAGCAATTTCAGCAGCTAGTGGCATATCGTGCAATTCAGATGATTGCCAGATATCTCGGTCGGTGCTGACTACTTTGAATAGCTGCTCTCGGCGAGAAGGGTGCATCTCGAGCTCAGAGCGAAAAAGCTCCTCGAGAACTGGAAGCATCGCACTTCCAAATAGATCCGAATAGTTTGCGCGCATAAAAACAGGTGCTGACATATATTACACTCCTTCAGTGGCGTCGCCAAGTTGATGATTGTTAATTTTACATACTACGTCGACTTGGTCGCCTAAGGCATTGTCAACAGCAGGGTGAATTCTCAAAACGCGGACAGGTAGGTTTGAATCAGTGGCGCCAGTGCTAGCGTCTACTTCCATTGCAGAGCGCTTATATAAAGTGCTTGCAGTTCCAACAGTAATGTTGTAGTTTAGGTTAAGGTCTGTTTGAGCATCGATGGTTGCATCGTCTGCTTGAGCAGAGAAGAGCTGGTCTGGGCTATCTGCTACCATTACGGTGCCGCCAGAAACTGCATAGTTAAGAGCTACGCCACATGCCTTAGCTGTGCCAGCAGCTGCCTGCACGCACTGACCGTTAGCATCTAGTTTCACAACGTCGCCTGGATAGATTGTTCCGCCTGCTCGGTATGGATTCGCTTGCTTAAGCTTACCAAACGGCTCGAACCCTTTTGACTGGTCCTTATTTGCCATATTACTAAATTCCTCCAAAAAAGAAGCCCTGCTTGATTTGCTAGGGCTTCGTGTTAATGCTGTGAATTTAGTATACTATGACTTTTTAATCATTCTCCTCGAAGCCTTGATAAATTTTAGCCTTAACCCCCGCATCGCGCATACGCTCGCGCAGCTCTTCAGCAGCCTGATTATTCTGCGAAGCAGCCAAAGTCTCGTTTTTACGCTGGATTTTAGCTTTGTGTGCGTTGTTAACAGACATGGGACGAGTCGCTAAAATTAAATCACCCCGGCGAATATATCCTTCAGAATCTTTAAATCCGAATGCACTGTTAGCAGCTGTCTCTGACTTATATGGAATCCACCTGCGCGCATCAAAGCCATAATTCTCACGAAACTTGACTCCATTGATCCAGCGAAATGCAAGATTCTTTCCTTTAATTTCAGCCAAGATGTCAGGGTCAATAGCTAACTGATCCTCTAGATCAAACTGAGTAAGCTCCTCAGTAGATAGTTTCTCTTTATTTTGCTTAGTTGAAAGCTTCTCTTTACTGCTCATAATCTACTCCCATTTTCCCCAGTTTTTACGTTTAGCTCTTTCTTGAATGCGTTCCATAACCTTCTTATCCTTGATGTTGACGCCGATTAACTCTGCAAACGCTAATGTCTTCTGATCCACCTCTTTGGATTGGGCGCCTCGTGATGACTGCCTGTCGCCAGGGCTGCTGCTAGCTTGGAATTCGTCGTGAGACTTGCTGGACGCTGATTGACGCTTTGATTTAACAAGCACCCCCATGTCAGCAGCTGCGTCGCGAACTGCGATCTTGTATGCTAGCGGATTTGCTTGCTGGTTAACGGGCAGCGACTTGTAGATCTCTACTGCTTTTTTAGTAAGTTCTGAATTAGCATCTGCTAGCTCAGGGTACTCTGAAGAAAGCTGAGCCAGCACTGACTGCGCCTCGTTTTGGTACTGCATTCTAGAGTTAACCATCTCTTCGGCTCTGCGTGTTGCGTTCTGTTCAACAGCCTTAGCATAAGCCTTTGGGTCTTTATATATAAGCTCCTCAAGGTTTGCTTCTTCTGTGCCAGAGTTTTGAGAACCACCCCGGCCTTGAGCAATCATCTGTGTCAGCTGATCGAGTTTCTGGGATAGAAGTGCGTTCTCTTCCGAGAGGCGACTTGTCTTCCTCGCGAACTCTGCCGTCACTGACTCGATGCTGCGAGTTTGGTTGCTCTCGCCTGATTGGGATTGGCTTTCGCCGGGAGGCACGCCTCCGGTCGACTGATCTTCGCTCATTTTTTTCTCCTTTACGCCGAGCGGGCGATCGATAGGTTTTACCCATCTGTCAGCGCTTTATCCATATTTATTTGCGACGAATAGGCGCGCTAGTTGCCTTCTTCGCATGTTCTTTAAGCTTACCTATATCCATAGCAAGCCTCTTCGCTCCATCTAACTCCGAACGTGTAAGTGCTAACTTCAGCAAATCTTGTTGTTCTGCTACTGTTTGGGTTAAAACCCTCTCTGCGCGCGCTTCTATGAGCTGTGGCAGCACTATTTGAGTCAGTACAACAAATGCTTCAGTATCTACAAAATCTGCAAGCGCTTCCGCCTGCTCATCTGTCAACTTACCTTTTAAGTATAACATGTTCTTCTTTACTTGTCACAGATAGCGGGCCAAAATAGCGCACGCTAACCTTTTTTAAAGAGCGGCGGGCGAGTGAGTACTTCGGCGCATGAAAGTTGGCATAATAAACGAGGCACTTGTGCATAGCTATCCTGATCATACGGTGCCTGATCCCAGGCCAGCAGCTGCCGCGCCTACGTTAGTTTGCTGCTGACTCATTGCGGCATTATTCTGCATCTGCTGAGCATTCGCCTTCTGAGCAGCCATTTCCTTCAATGCTTCGGCCATCTGGGCAGCTTCCTTCTGCTTGCGTGCAAGCGCAATTGCTTGCTGCTCACTAAATTGCCCTAAAAGATCATCATTGTCAATAATTGCCTGCACATATTCAACAAAGCCTTGCAAATCCTGCTCCGGTCCTAGGCGAACATCGATGCCAGCCAGCACGCGGTTAGCAATCTCTTCAGGAGAGAATTTGCGATCAGCGCCATCAGGCTTCCGCACAAACTTGCTCCAATTCTTAATGCCCATAGACTGCATAAGATTCTTGATAGCATTAAAGCGTTCCGTCGGCGTCACTAGTCCTAGCTGAATGTCTAAAGGTGAGCTAGTCAGCTGGTAAACCTGCTGGGCCGTGTCTATTTGAACCTGTCGGTTGCTGGCTGCTGAGCTAGTCTCAAGCTCGAAATCGTACTGCCCTGCAATCTCTTCGCGAGATTTAACAGTAGCCCAGTAGTTGCTGCCATCGTCACCTAGCAGCCTAAACTGCAAGCCTGGCTCCACCCTCATCTGCAGCATCTCAAAGATACCATGCAACAGCTTATCAAAGCCCCTATTTAAGCGCTTTAAATATACATCTAGATTGGAGTTATTCTCGCTTGCTGTGATACGCGCGCCGGTAGCAGTTCGCGTGGCACCTTGGCTGCCTACAATTCCTAAACTTAAATCACTAATAGAACTCATGCGCTCAATGTAAGAGTACAGAGCATTCTCTTCTTGAAAGCCAAAGCTTGTTCTATTTCCTAAATTAGGAAAGAAGACATCTGCTTGCGGATTATCAAGCGGAATCATGGCGCCGGGCTCGATAGGAATAGTCTCCTGTGCCATAGAGCTCGATGCACGGTAAAAGCCGAATGGAAGGGTGCTTAGCATACCAAAATCCACCCTCATATTATGTACAGAGTCTAGCTCTTTGCAGAGTGAGTATGTTAACTCGACTAAGCCTACAGGATTCTGCGTGTTTGTGCGTCTGTGGAAGTCAATGCAAGCATAGGGCCGCTTTCCGGCTTTAGATATGCGATGAAGGTACGTGGCGCGCAGCTGTGCTCTACTTGAGTCGGCAATCCAGACAATAACATCACTAGGGATGCCGCTGCCGTCTACATCCTTCTTAATATAAGCCTCTAACACTCGATACCTATCCATCTCTTCTACTGGATCGAGGCTTCCAAGCATATTCTGCTCAGCTCTGGTCTGCTTAATCTTGCCAGTAGGGTCACTGGACTTCATGTCAGGGCCAGCCTTGATGGCCTCGTCAACAGCTGCCTTGTCAAATATCTTCTGGTCAGCAAGCTCGTATAGCTCGCCAGCCGTCATGTAGTGCTGCTGGATGACGGCGTCGGCCAAATCAGGATCGCCATCGCCACCGATAATTAGCAAGTCCTCAGACTGCACTAGCTCAACCTTAGGGCCTACAAACAAAGGCTGCACTACTTCCTGCTCCTCTTCCTTCATTACAGTAGTTTGTACGGCAATCTCCTTACCGTCAGGCCCCATCATGAACTTAACCGGGCCGGGTGCTGGCACCTCTACAACATCAGTGAAGCGCGTAAACTTACGGTCCCAGCGATACCTAGTAATTCCTCGTCCGCTAGTGACCCAATTCCATACCCACTTGTCTAGCACATCCTCGATACCTTTATGCTCATTAGCCCAATCCTTAACGGCATATCGTAGAAATTCCTGCACAAGAGGGGCGCGGTCAGAGTTAGCTTCTTTTCTGGCCGTAACTGTAAACGGGGGATCAAAGTTAACAAGTGTGGAGAGCATTCTGGAGTGAAATGAGCGGCAGATGGTATAGGCCACTGGCAAGTGCATGGTAGAACTCCACGCATAGGCCCCTTGATAAATTGGGGCAATAAATTCTTCGAACTCCTGTAGCAGCTGCTCTTGCGTACTAAGCCACTCACTGCGGTTGGCGTTTCCAAGCCGCCACATATCAGAGATCTTAGCTGGCACACCCTGCTCTTTAAGCTTCTTGGCAAGCTTCTTGGGAATAGCATCCCTCAGGTCTACTGCGGGCACCTCATCTTCAAATGTGTTCTTCCTATCTTTGTTGGCATCAGCGTGGTCGAGCATTCAGTAGCCCTCCTAATACATTAAGTATACTAGAAATCATCCCAGTCATCGCGTTTCCTGCCACCTTTAGCCAACATACGCTCCTCGAACTTAGAGGGGAGCCTGCGCGCGCCGGCCTCCTGCCTACGCATGACATGTTTGGGCTTAGCTGGGGCGCCGGAGGGCCTAATGATGCGGCGCTTAGAGTTATCGTAAGTTAAGCCAGCAGCTAGGGCGTACTTAAGGCATGCCAGCGCGTCGCGGTTGCTAATCTCAAGCTTAGGCTGGAAGTCCTCCGTACCCTTAAGAGGCTTCCACGCTACATTCTCGCAATCATGGATTATTAGGTTATTGCCAGCTACTATCTTAAGCTTGGGACCCCCTACCGGCCTATCATACAAAGCCTCCTGAAGCCTAGTTAAGAACTCTTCGTCCTTCTTTTCGTCGTAGCTGGTTGGGCGCACACGCACGCCTTCGCGGTTGCATACCTCTATAAAGCTTGCAAACGCTTCACCACCAGTGTACTGAGCTGAACCAAAGTTATCGCAAACCACATCGCACACATTGTACTGGACTAGCCAGTTAGCTTTTAACCATTTAGCGAAATCACGTGACAAAGCCTTTTGCTTATATTCTGCTACGTACACTAGTTGTCCATTGGGACCTGCTAGCATCAAGCATGCATGCAAGTCTTTGGCCGTATGTGGATCGATGGCTATAACACCGGGCCACTCGATGTGGTCAGCTGGCAGCGCGCTAGCTGGTACTACGTGCTTCTTCCTATCAAATAGGCCTCCAAGAGCTAGTCCGTGAGCGCTGAAAAAGCCGCCCTCAATACGGCTTTCCCTCTCCCGCTCAGTTAAATGATGCTCAAAGTTTTCTAGGAAACCTTCTTGCAAGTTATCCTTATTTACATGGGATGACATTTTAAAGAAGTCGACTTCGGGATGACCGCCGCGTTCCCATTCTTGATGCAGCTCGCGCACCCATGTAGACTTAGCTCCGATAGGCGTACCTATCATCAAGAACCTAGCTTCGTGCCCTTTTGTACGGCCTCCGCGAAGTAGTGAGATGAATATGTTCCTGGGAACAGGTTCGTCAGCGATGGCCAGGTCCACTTCAATACCCTCAAACATTAACTCGTCCATCTCTTGCGACATAAACGTTATCTGTGAACCGTTATCAAAGCTTATTCTGCTTATTTGAGGCTTGCCGTCTTTATGTAGCTGCTCCTCCTTAATATCAAACCACTTGCGTATACCGTTGCGGCCTAAATATATGTCGCGTACTTTTAGTGGCGAATCTAACACGATCACAACGTTAGCAGGCACGCGAGTATATTTGTCCAGAACGGGGTTATAGCCTTGGCATGTCCACACAGCCTCTTGAATGGCGGCTGTCGACTTGCCAGCAGCGTTGCCTGACAAGTTGAATCGAATGCGTGCATTGGAGAGATGCATGCGCAGTTGCCCTTCGTTGGGCTTGTACACCATGCGAGCTGCCCGCTTACGACGCTTCTTCTCTTCTACAGCATCTAGCAGAGCCAGCTTCTCTTCTTTACTTAGGCTGGCTAGCTTTTCTTTGGAAATTTTCATATAGGTTAGTTACGTATTCCTCAAACTCTTTTACCGTTTTGGTATTCTTGGTAATGTTGCACTGTTTACAGCAGGCCGTCATATTAGGTAAACTGTACCCCTCAGTAGGTCTTATCCTATCAACTGCCGACCCTGTTTCGGGGAGCGCCCCGTTGCAGTATGAGCACTGCTTTTGAGCCTGTCTCCATTCTGAGTACTGCTCAAAAGTTATTTCGACATTCCATCCTCGCGACTTAGCGCCGCTGCATAAAGAGGAATAGCGGCCTTTATTTGTTCTTCCTCGATAATACGAGTAAGTTTTAATTTGCTCCTCATTGCTTGCTTTCCAATCCCTGCAGCGCTGCCTAGCCTCTTCTGGATTTTCCCAATAATGCATACGTTTGCGTTCGTTCAGTTTCTCTTTATTAATCTCCCGGTAAGAAGCTCCTTTAGCTAAAAGCTCTCCTAAATGCTCTTCTCTGTATTCTTTATTATATTCCTTTTCCTGCTGCCTCACATAAGGAAGCTTTCTATAGTGCTTTCTGCATAAGCCTTTAGCAAAATGCTTCTGACAGCAGTCTTCCTTAGAACACTTCCTACTATTTTTTGTCTTCATTGTCTTCAACATCCTCTGTTATTTTTGATATCAGCAGAGCATCCAGCTCTTTTTCTTCCATTGCAGCTAGCCTATGGGCTACTTCCCTCTTCTCAACTACCGGACCTACTGTGCGGTTTAAAACCTCTTTTATGGCTGATAAGGCAGCAGTTGGGTTATCTGTAGTGGCGGCTAAGGTCACTAAGCGCGCCGTAGCAAGTGCGCGGCCACGCTCTAGTATCTTGTCGCTCTTCTCGCCCTTGCGGACCATGTCACGCAGGGCGGGCAACAGATCCTTTTTAAGCTCTTCGAACAGCTCTAGGTCCTCTAGAATTTCCATAAGGCCCTGCTCTTGCTCGTTATGGCCTCTATCGAGGGCGCGCCCCCTGGTCGTTGTGGGGGTGGCTGAAAATTTTCCAGGTCGTCTGCTTCTCATATACGCCATTATAGCAGGTGCGCCCCCCTCTTGTCTCGTAAATCCTAGAAAAACTTGTGAATTCACTCCTTTGGGTTCTTCTCGTTGTTGTGGTACCCACGCGGCCCCTCGCTTAAAAACGAGAGAGTTCCAGTGGTTTCAAGGGTTTACATGTGATTAGGTGTGCATTGGGTTCATGGTGGCAGGCAGAACGCATACTACCGCATTACCATTGTATATTAATACACTGTTTTTTAGTTGGCATGGTTTTTGCGTTTGTGTGTGCGTTTTGCACAAAAGAAAAGAGCCGGGCATTGCACCCAGCTCATTATATCATAACTATTCTAGGTATATTGACATTATACCACAATTATTATTTTCTAGCTAATTCGAACAGCTCCACCTCGATTTTATTGCCTAAGTAACACTCTGTTTTGAGTAGTGCGGCGACTTCTGCTGTTATGTCTACATCCTTTCCAATGGAATGCACCCATACAAATGCTTGTAACAATTCACTGCTTGAGTTGAATACTAGCCTTAAGTCATCACCTTTGTGCGTGAGCTCTATCTCTTTCGCTGGTATATCATCCATAACCTCAACCTCCGATTCAAGTAAACACTCCGTTTTAGTTATATAGGCCCTCTCGAAATGTGCTGAACTCTCGCCACAGCATCCAATACCAGCGGCAGGGTTCATGCAGTATGGGCAGACGGTCTGCTCGTCGATTAATTCACTCAGTTTTAGTTGTCTCACCCAACCACCTCAATCAATCCCATGTTTGTCGTATACTCAAAAGAGTTTCCATCCTTGTCTATAACTTGATAGACAGGAATATAGAAATCGTAGTTTTGATTTGTGTTGTAAACGCCTGTAAACTTGAACTCATGGAAGTTTCGAATGATGTTTAGTTCCCTTTCAGCAAAAGGCATGTTTTTCGTCTGTCTTGGTTGTCCGTCGGCTTTAAAGGCAAAGCGCTTAAGCCAATCAATGCCTTTTGCAGATTGCTCTGCAGTTATATCATAGGGACCGCTAAACATTCTGCAGAGCTCCATTCTGGTGAACTCGTCGCCGTAACCTGAGCGGCCGATGAACTTGCGGAAGTGAATAATCTCATTCTCAGTCCAAGGTGTTTCTCTGTCCCGCACACGCTTCAACCATTTAGAAACTGTCTTGTTTTTAGTAAGCAGTTCCATATTATCCTGCCTTTCCTGCGCGCTTCGCTTCGCGCTGTTTCTTTTGAACATGTTTGATTTCTGCTTCTAATACACGCAGTATCATTGCACTTGTGAAGTCAGCTCCATAGGTCGCCACGAGATTGTCCAAGTGACGTCGAATGACCTGACCTTCAGTTGCATTCGCGTGCGCCACATATCGTGCGTGATCTTTACTCTTGTCATCTGATGCGAACAAATTAACATTGCTCATCTTATCCAACCTTTCGTTTGTCTTCACAGACAATTGTGATTCCTAAGCCTTGATTTCGAAGTGTTTCTACATGCTGTAATAGCTCAGCGAGATTGCGTGCAAGTAACACTTGTCGTCCATAATTAGCTATATAAATTATGTACCGTTTCAGTTGCATATTTCCTCTCTTTCTTCTCTCTTGTATATAGATTATCGGTTACACGCTGAACTGGCAATAGTTACTAAGATAATTCCCAAAACAATACAGTTGATTAGTAGTTCCATGTTTCCCTTCTTTCTGCTTATGTGATTAGCATTGCTATAACTACAACAATAAGCCATATAGGCGCGATAGCGACGAATGCATAGATAAGCAGAAACGGTGCTGCAATCACCGCTAATGCTACTAAGGCAATGGCAGCGTAGGCAAAGAGTTTACCCATTGATCACCACCAGTGCCCATGCGCACAGCAGCACGCTGGCTGCCACTATTAGTTGTGCATATATTCTTTCATTCATTCTCATGTTTACCTCTTTGTTATTTGTTTGCTTGCTTGCATTAATACATATGCATTCGGCGTGCCAGTAGCAGCTGCCTCTGTATTCGATCTGAGCATGGCGGCACCGTAAAACTTATGCACGCTTTCTTCTTATGTGCTCTAACTAAGCGATCTATCGGCAGAATCATCGATGTAAAACTTCTACACATTGTTACATGTTTTACACGCCTCTCTCACATGCATATAAAGATGTGCTTGCGTGCTTGCATAATATGTGCCATGGTGAGACATGGTTACACAGCGCCCTGATAGAGGCTGTGGCTGTGGCTGTGGCTGTGGCTGTGGCTGTGGCTGTGGCTGTGGCTGTGGCTGTGGCTGTGGCTGTGGCTGTGGCTGTGGCTGTGGCTGTGGCTGTGGCTGTGGCTGTGGCTGTGGCTGTGGCTGTG